CCACTGTGCAGGGATACAGGCCTGATCCTGATTCCGCCTTTTTATGGAATGTGAATGAATTGGTAACGGTCGTGGATAATTTTGCTCAAATCAATGCACAGATGTTGATTAATACCGTAGCCTTTGGCTTTGATCTCCAAGGTGGAAAGACCACAACATTATCGATGATTGAGAAAAATTCATATCAATTGACGCTTGAAGAGCCTGTTTCGCAGGATCTGGGTGGACTTTTCGGATGATGAACCGACTAAAAAAATTAATCAGATGGGCGCGTATATCCAAAGGTGGATCTGATGATAAACAGTTCCCAGTTCAACAAGTAGAATATATGGGAAAAGTTGGTGATTGCATGATGATCTTTCCATACGGAATGCACGGCAATGCATCAGAGGATTCGTTGGTTTTGATGATGACTCCTAATGCTGACTCAGCAAACAGAGCCGGAATACCTGGTACTCCACACGAGAGGCCAAAAATGGCCATCAATGAATTTTGCTTATATCACCCGAAAACACAGTCTATAATTCATTTCAGAAATAATGGCGATATTGATATTGATACATCCAAAAATAAGTCCGGGAATCTTAATGTAAACACAACTCAGGCAAATATTACGGCAAGCAATTCGGTTAATATTACGGCACCGGATACCAATATTAATGGCAATTTGACTGTTACAGGAGATACATCATTGAGCGCAACGGTAACAAGCAATGGTAAGGATATCAGCGATACCCATACTCATCCTCAAGGAAATGATAGTGATGGTGATAGCCAGGTGAATACAGGAGGCGTGGTTTAATGTCCGATATAACACAAAATGAATTAAGAAAATTATTTTACTATGATAAAAAAATGGGTAATTTAATTTGGCGATTGTCACTGAATCGTGGTGTAAAGCCCGGCAATATTGCCGGCAGCATGAATAAAAAAACAGGATATCTAAGGATTACTATACGAGGGAAGGGATATATGGCCCATAGGCTTGTTTGGTTGTGGCACTATGGATCATGGCCTAAAGATCAAATCGACCACATCAATAGAAACAAAGCAGAGAATAAGATAGAAAACTTACGGGATGTCGATACATCAACAAATCATTTTAATATTGATTTGAGAAAAAATAATAAATCAGGTGTAACAGGCGTTCACTGGTATCAGATTACAAAAAAGTGGTGCGCAATGATAAAAATAAACAACAAAGGTAAAAATTTAGGATATTTCGGTAATATTTTTGATGCCGCTTGCGCTAGGAAATCAGCAGAAAATAATCTAGGTGTCTTATGTCCGTAGACGCTATTTTAGTAGAATCGAACAACGGATTCGATTTCAATATTGATTCAAATGGTGATATCGAGACGGAAAATTTCTTCGATACCGCTATCCTGATGTCAATATTTTGTGAGCGCCGTGCCACTGCTTCAGAGGTTCCACAATCACATCAACGCCGTGGATGGATTGGGAATGAGCAAGGTGATGGTTTTGAGATTGGTTCTAAACTATGGTTATTCGAGCAATCAAGGGTAACGAGATCATTATTGTCTGATATCGAAAAAGTAGTATTTAATTCTCTTTCGTGGTTAATTGATGATAATTACGCTGTTAATATTGAGGCAAAAGCAGAATTGAGTGATAACACTGTTACGCTCACAGTCACGATAGAAACACCAAGTTCAAAAGTAGAAAAGCGTTTTTACGAGCTCTGGACTAATA